TTGTATAGGTGTAGGTGTTGGTGTTTGTATAGGTGTAGGTGGTTCTGCAGGTGTTTGTATAGGTATAGGTGTAGGTGTAGGTGTAGTTGTTGGTGTTTGTGTTTGTGCAGGTGTTGGTGTTTGTATAGGTGTAGGTGGTTCTGCAGGTGTTTGTATAGGTGTAGGTGGTTCTGCAGGTGTTTGTATAGGTGTTGGTGTAGGTGTAGGTGTTGGTGTGGGTGTGGGTGTTTGTATAGGTGTAGGTGTAGGTACAGGTGTAGGTGGTTCTGCAGGTGTTTGTATAGGTGTAGGTGTAGGTGTTGGTGTTGGTGTTTGTATAGGTGTAGGTGGTTCTGCAGGTGTTTGTATAGGTGTAGTTGTAGGTGTAGGTGGTTCTGCAGGTGTTTGTATAGGTGTAGTTGTAGGCTCCGTTTCTTCTTTATCAGCTTTTGTTTCTGCGACTGCTTGTTGTTGATTGATATATTTTAAAAAATCTTCAAAATTATTGTCAGAGAGGGTTGATAGCGAATCAATTGTAGATGTAGCTCCTCCCATGATTTTCTCCTTATGTAAAAAATGTAAGGTTAACTAGTCCTTGTGTAATCTTATCAAATATACCATTCATTACTGTTTGTTTTTCAACGATAAAACTGTTTAAACAGCGTAACTTAAAGTGGTAGGACAAGAGGTAAAAAAGTCGATAGCTTCTTGATTCATCCAAGACTGTATCATGTCCATCTTAGCTTGAGTAAAGAATTCTTGTTGTTGATACCATTCTTCCATCTTATCGCTGCCCTTGTGATTATTGCAACGTTGGCACGCAGGAAGCAGGTTATTACGGTTGTTAGAACCAGAACGAAACCTTGGTATTATGTGATCTAAAGACGTAGCTTCCCTGCCACAATAACCACATTTGTGGTCCCAGGATTCGTAGATAGATTGTCGATAACGTCGCTTAGCTAATTTAGGAGTTAATTCAAGGAGAAGGGAAAGGGGATCCTGCTCACAATTGAACATACTCAATTTGCTGTTATCTTATTTTAATTTCTCTAAACGCGGGGGAAAGAGTATAGATACAGAAGCTTTCTTGAAGACAGCAACAAGTATTCAAGGCGTATATGCTATACCGTCTTTGTCATACATAGTAAAGTTGGCAATAAGAATACGGTCTGTTGTAATGTTAAATAGTTTTTGTAACATCGGATATATCATTGGTGACTGGGAATTGTAAGGTGGCACGTCCATCATTGCCAGTGATCTTCTGGTTGCATAGTATGATCTTGCTGCTTGTTGTTCTTTTTCTGTTTTAGCAACTAGCTTTTGTTCCCAGTTGACCATACTTTCTGGTCCCACTGGAAAATCAGATGGTTCAGGGGGGAACACACGATCTTTAAATCTAAGTGCATAGATGTGTTTGCAATAACGTAACTCATCCAGAAGAGGTGTCCAGTTATCTGTAATAGATGTGATTACATCTTGTGGAATGGAGTTTGCGTCTGTACTTATGATACTTGCAGAGTAGTCTTCGTAGCCAGGTAAACCTTCTGCAGAGGAGCCTGGGAGAGCCACGTCAGGTGTGCTACGGGTGTACAGGAAACCAAACTCACGATAGACTCCAGGGTTGTCTCTGGTGGCTCCTGCTTCGGTTATAGAGCTATCTGAGACTGTGTAATCAAGTCCGAAAGTATCTGGCGCATATACCTCAATGTTTCTGTCTACAGATGCTGTAGTCATTGCACTGTTATCTAAGGTGCCATCACGTTTTGTTAATTCAAAACGACCTGGTTTAATCGATGATATATTGTTGCGCGGCATTGCTTGCTTGTTGTTACTGGAAGTAAGGAAGGAGTAATCCCGATGTGTAAAGTCCTGGCAAGTACAACAGTATCGTGCTCCTGTTATAAGGTATCTACCTACTGTAAATCCTTGTGGGGATGGACTTATGTACACAGCATCCGGTGTTACGTACACAGAACCAGCCTTCTTGAACGTAAGTATTCCCGTAAAAGGATCTATATTTGTAGCAACGGCTTGAACATAACCATAACGTTTTTGTGTTGCTGGATCAAACGTTTCTTTTGTAATGATGTTTCCGCCAACAGTAATAACACGATCTTCAAAAATCTCTGTTGTCGCTGGACGTAAACCATTAGGCTGTCCTGTGACAGGAATGTAGAAGGGCGCGGGAAGTGGGTTGCCTGAGCTCCAGGTTCCAGCGAGAGTTACATACCAATTCGTTGCGTCTTCTGTGACGCTACTGATATAAAGTCTGTTGGTACTAACGGGATCAATAAAATCATCACATCGTAATGATCCAGCGTATCGCCATACCGCCCAGTGCATTCCAAGTTCTTTATTTGTAGTTGGAAAACCTACAAAAGCACCTGAGATTACAGGCGTTGGATTACCACTTGTTGTAGTAGCCGGTATCTCGTAGGAGAATTCATATCTGTAATCAGTGTTATGTGTAGATGCGGTTGCAAGTTCATAGCCTTTCCTCCAACGTGTCCAAGCAGATTCTCTATTTATTGTGTAAATAGAGTCTGGAATTGAACCACGGGAAAATTCCGTAGTTATTGGTTTCACACCCGCCGGTGGGATTATGGGTGCGGTTGATAAGCCACCAAAGGAACTTGAGCCAAAAGAGTTTCCACTCTTCTTTGCCATGACTAGAAGAAGCCGCCTTCCGCTATAACGTGAGCACCTGGAATATAACCACTTGAGTTCGGACCATCTGGAAATACACCTACGTAAATTCTGTCGCCACGTTCCAAATAAATTCCTTTGTTACGTAAAGGTGCGGTCGAACCTAAACCAGTGGTATTACCTGCTTGCACAACAGGTGTCGCAAGTTGAGGCATCACATCAGAACAATCAACTACACCACTATCAGCCGGAACTGTCTTAGCAAACAACAATCTGTAATCACCAGAACCAGGGATTGGTATTGTTGTGCCACGGGTGTGATAAAACGCAAAGGTAACTGCAGGTTTGTATCCGTAGTTAACGCCGTTGTACAAGAAACCTGTAGTTGTACCGCCAGAGTACAAGAGGGAGGTATTAACACCTGTCAATGTTGATGTTCCTGTATAGGTGTAATAACCAACGCCGCTAGCAGGAGCTGTACCTATACCTGTAACTGCTGTGATCTGAATTATCTGACCACTCACAAAGGAAACAACTTGACCAGAACTTGCAATTCCCGTGTAAGTGTAGTCTGGAGCACGATAGAAATCATTACGCACAATCGTAATGGAATCAACAACACCACCATTGTTGGTGTCTTCGCTAAGAGCTGCGTCCATGTCCACCAAGATTGATGGCCCTTGTCCGCCTTGTACAAAGAGTGTGTTGGAGGATGCACTACCTACAGTCTGTGTAGTTACACGGACGGAATCAAATAATGGTCTATCAACCAACAAGGGTTGTTTATTTGTGGCTGTAGAAGACAATGTACTTACCGCTTTTTATTAATTATAGCGTTATGTTCCAAGGTTAGACAGGGCTTGGAACTCTTGAAATTTCTGAGGAAGACGCATTTTACTTGTAAATAAAGACTCTGGATTATTTTGTAAATTTAAAAAACGTTCAAAAGAACTCCCTGGTTTTGCCAAGGAGTCTTGTATGCTACCTGTAGTAGGGATATCGGCAAACTTAAATTTCTTCTTTGTTAAATAATCAACAATAAATTGCGGATCTTCGCGGTATTCTGATAGGCCACTGTTATACACTTCCCCTGGGAGGTAGGAGCTATCTACGTAGTCAGAAAATCTAGCCATCAGTACAACGCAAAAGGATTAGGTGGTATCGCTGGACTAGTTGTAGAAAGCACTCCAGGAAGTACGGATTGCATTACCATCTCTACTAATGTTTTCGCCTTATTATTCTTGTCTTCTAACTCTGGCTTTACTGCGCCACCGATGACTGATGCCAAAATATCTTCTACGCTTTTATTTGTAGAAGTAGGTGGTGCAGCAAATGAAGATGTAGCTGTTTGTTGAGGCTTATCCAGAAAACTTAATTTATCATACAAAGCACGTGCGGCTTGCATGCGCTCATTTGTTTTTGGAACACCAGCACGCTCAAAATCAGTTAAGAAACGACGTGACGCTTCTTCTGGAGAAACAGCTTTACGTAAAGAAGCAGCAGCCGCTTTCTCGGGACCACTTAACTCATGTAATAAAAAGTCCGCTTGTATGCCTGTATTACCTGGATCTGCTTTTCGTCCTTTAGCAAAATTAACAAGAGCAGTTTGACGGTCACCTGTCCATTGACCTAAACCGTAACCACCAACACCCCTGGGACCACCAACTGCTCCTCCTTCGTTTATACGAGGATTAAAGCCAGACTCAAGTTGAAAATTACCTAAGACGCCAGCAATCTGTGCGCGGGTGTAGCCCGCACCTTTCAAACGTTCAGCAACAAGAGTAGCGTTTGGATTTAAAGGCATAACATTAACTTTCTCTAACCCAATTTGATTCGGCCTTGAGACCTGGTGCAAATACGGCTTGAACAGACGTAATCAAACTAACGGTAGCTGCAAGGCGTCTAACAAAATTAGGACAAAGAGTCATCAGTTTAAAGCAACAACACTGGTCTCCGTGAATCAAAGATTCTTATCCAGTTGGGTTCTTGGACTTACATGTTGTGCAATGCCAATTATATAAAGTTAATTATATTGTTGTATTTGTTTCATTAACTCTTCGTCAAATACCGCATTTTTAAACAAATCTGCAAGGTCTTGAGCTTGTACTTCTGCTCCAGTATTTACTTGTTGTGCTGTAGTTGCATTAAGTCCTGGCACAGATGTGATGGGTGATTGCAGCTGATAACCAACAGTAGGATTTTGGGGTTCGCCATAATCACGGTAATCATATTCTGTGCCAGCTTTACCGTAGGCGCTAAGTCCCTGTGGTGCTGCACCAGGGTTTATGGTATTTTGAATTACATCATATCCAGCTTGGCCAGGCTTTACTTTACTAGCTAAACCACCTGGACCACCATACTTTTTAGCCCAGATTTGCATGCCAATATCTTCTGCTGTCTTAACACTTTCAGGTGTAGCACCTTGAGCAGCAGCCTTTTTACGAGCGTCTTCGTAACGTTTAAGTTCAGGATCTTGTGCTGTTAATTGAGCAGTACGAGACACTTCTTGTTGGTAGCTACGCTCTCCTGGTGGTACATAAGCATCAGCAAGGGGAGTTTGTGTACTAGTTCTTGGTAAAAGGTTACCAAATTGACCGCCTACTTTACCAGCTTCTCGCGTATAAACTAAATCTTTTCCACGTTGAGCAGGGAAAAAACGTTGTCCTCCAACATTGATTTCACCTAATGCAGCAGCATCCGGTGTATACCCTCCTCTCCCAAGCAAAACTTCTCTGCCATCTAAACGTGCAGCACCTAAATTAGGAAGTTTTGTTTCGCTAGTTCCAAGATTTAAGAAGGCTCCTATTCTTGCAAGCGGATTAGCCGGTTCTGCTCCACGGATAACACCACCTTGTCTTAAGTTATTAAGAACAGCTTGTTGTTCTCTAGCTCTTTGTACCTGACCTGGATCGGGTCTTCGTTTGTTGCCTGGTTGTCCACCTTGATAAGCCATTAGCGCCAAACCTCATGAAGATAAATACGTGAGCCTACTGCCGTATCAGCAGGTCCGGGAAGTGCTTGAATAAACTCAGCGCCAGAGCGTTCGTAACGGTATCTGGCTTGAAAAGGATCTTTGTAGTTTGGAACGTAAAGAATACCAGCTAAACGATTAGTTTCGTAAAGGTAAACTTCATCCCAAACCTTCAAGGCTTCCTTGGTATTACTAGAGCGGATCGTGCGATCCACATCACCTGCAATACTTTCTAAACGTGTGGAAGGAGAAGAGGCAACTTCTGTTTTCTTTTCAGCCGTATCACAACGACCTATTTGAATAGCAATTTTGTCGTAGAAGTAAGAATCAGGAACAGTGTTCAAAGATTCTTCTAAACGAGCATAATCTCCCGCTGGAACAGAAACCACATAGTAGCCCAGATGGTATCTAACTCTGCTTTTGTCGAAGTCAGAGAGTTGCACTTCTATTCCTCCTTATCTATTTATTATAAAAGCATGTAATCAACTAAATACATTGTTAAGGAAATCACCTGTTGCTGCAGACTTACCTTGTATAAACGGATTACTTGTTGAGTAGGAAGACAGAAAAGATTGTGGATTAAGTGCTTGACTCAAAACATTACCTAATAACTGTTCCTTCAACTGTTGTTCAAATGTCTTTGGTGCTTCCTTTGGTTTATCTGTAGATCCTGCACCATACAAGAAAGCTTTAAGTATATCTTCTGTTCGTGCGTCAGTGGATGTTGTTGTTTGTGCAGGTGTAGTTACAGCCGGTGTAGTTGATGCAATTGTACTGCTTCCCGCTGGTTTTGTATGTAAGAACTGAATATCATAAGGTTGTCCTTTTGGATCTGTAGTTGATAAAGTACCATAACCTTTATTTGGTGTAAAGGTACCATAACCTTTATAAGCTAATTGCGTCCCAGCGCCAATGCCTAAATCAATTCCCTCATGGTACGTTGATGCTCCTGCGGTAGGTGCAGAACGTAGTCCAAAACGTGATGTGATTGGATTGTTCCAGCTCCACTGACCATCTTTGCCTTGTTGTACGATAGGCTTCCCTGCAGCTTGTATATTTTGAAGTAAAGATCTTATTGTCTCTGGGTTAATTTTTTTACCTTTATCTTTTCCAAATTGTGGAATTACACGTACATCAAGATGTGGTCCAGTAGTCGCAAAGACATCTTCTCCGGGACTAGCAATTTTTCCTATCGGTATTAAACCTGCCATTTGTATTTTATTTTTCTTTTATTCTAAAAGCAAAAACCCCCAGTTTCCCAGGGGTAAATAGGAGATGAGTATTAAACACGTATTAAATCAGCAGCAAAAACGTTTTCCCAATCAATTCGTTTAATCTGTCTCAGCTGTTCGAGATTGTTGAATCTTTCACCTGATAAGGACATTTGAAGATCTTTGATCTCACGAGCGGTCTTAAGACCAATGCCCTTGATATGATCTGCGAGCATCTGAGCAGTTGCTGAATTTACATTCAAGCGATGATCAGGAGGGAAAGTACGTGGCTCTTCTTTTGCTGCTTTATCTTTTACCTGAAGAGTCTTTACCTTTTTAGTGGCATCTTCATCAGGAGATATTTCAGTTTTATAAGCTGTAAATAAACGTCCGTCTTGGTCTTCGACCATAAACCAATCGCCGTTATCCCACTCGCTTATAACTTTGAGGCGTGCGCCTGTCTTTTTGTGCTGATAGAGCATAAGGACCAGAAGAGTGTTCTGGTCCTAGTTTACCCTAATTAGCTAACAGTGCGACCAATTAAGTAGCTATCGATATCTTCGTAGCCAGGAGCTTCATCAGGTTGGATGTAGCATATTTCAACTACAAAGTAACCTACACGACCAGCAAGTGAATCACCACTGGAGATGTAGAAACCACCAGAAGTAGCTGTACTGTTAGCTGTCTCTTTTGCAAACACCTTCATGGTGGTGGATGCAGTAGCAGCGTAGTTTACATTACCGGCTGTTACACCTGCAGCACCGGAAGCAATGAGGAATGGGTTGGTACCATAACCTGCAACACCTGCAGTGAAGAAGATTTCACCAGCTTGTGTGCCAGAGGTAGTAGAGGTGAGGTTAGCTTGGATAACACCTTCGCCAACACCAGAAGCAGCTACTGGGCTACCAGCGTTACTGCGACCAAATGATAGTACGTTACCTGTTGCAGCATAGATGCCAGAAGCAACGCGACCATCACCCCAACCAGAAGCTACGGAAACCGCAGTGCGATATACGTAAGCAGGTAGGGTAGATGAACCAGAGATCACCATACCAGTGATGTTGGTACGTGTGTCGTCATTCTGATAAGGAGAAGGAACGATCACATCAGCAGCAGATACTGCACCAGCACCAGATGTTGCGGTTACAGCGACATAACCACGTTGTTGAAAATAACGATAACCGGGGAGAGCCAATACGGAAGTAGGGCCACCTTTAGTTGCATCATTAGAGCCGTTGTCGTTGGTATCAATGTTTTTGTACCAACCGTTCAGGGGTTCTGCCCAGTTGCCTGGGTAGATTTTCTTAGCGGACAAATAAGTCATTTATTTTTTCCTTGGAGATTATTACAGTGATTATGTTTAAACAGTGCCGTCATCGGAGACGTAGCTGAATGCGGTAGTAACGAAGTCCTTGTTCAAGGCTTCAAAACCAGCATACAGTTGCCAAATCAAGATGATGAAACGACTGAAGTCATCGTTGTTGTTGATGAGTACTTGAGCGTTAGGACCGCCAATACCAACACCAATTGCTTGAGGACCAAAGAAGTAACCTTGTGCAACTTCTTGAGAAGTGTAGGTACCACCTGTGTCGGTGAAGGATGTAGTAACGTTCTTGGTTGGGAAGTTAGTTGACTCATAGAACTTCACACCTTCAAACTGAACGCCAGTAGGCATTACAGGTTCACCAGCCAAGAAGTAAGCTTGACCAGCTTGAGGACCCATGAAGAAGCTGGCGTTGTTAGGCATCATGGGGTTAGCCATGTACATGCCTTGACCGGGGTTACCGGCATAACGTGCAATCTCACGGAAGTCAGGGTCACGACGCAAGTGCATCATGAATGTAGGGTCGCAAATGCAACGATACAAACCATCAGCAAAACTTGGTACGTTACGCTTACGCAAATCTTTAACTACGGTCAGCAAGTCAGTAGCTACATGGAACTGTTGGAGATCCGCTGTATACTCAGTAGCTGTGTAAGAAATGCGATTAGATGCATCTTTAGTTTTGTTACCAGCGAAGTAGTAACCACCTTGGGTTCCAGAAGCTTTACCATTAGCTTCAGTTTTAGCTAGTTCGTCAAGGAAGACGCGATCGCGCCAACGACGATAGTCATCTAGCAGTGTGAGGCTACCGATAGATTGGTGGAACATATTCAAGTTACCTGTGTCCAGCAACATGCGCTGAGCGGTAACTAGAGTCTCACGAGCAATCTTAAAGGTTGAAGGTTGGGTAGGATCACCAGGGTCCGCAGGACCGGTGTACTCCTTAAGCACCACAAGGACTTTCTCCTTGGTGATGTTACGGCTATTAGCGGTACCAATGGTTTGGTCGGCAATACGCTCGCGGCTATCCTTAGTGCCAGGGGTTCCCCAGAACTTGTAGCGGTCGAGTTGTACAGTTTGACCAGGTTGACGTGTGAAGTCGTGGACGACCACGGGCTCAACAGCCATTTCCGCAATATAAGCAGGGTGGGGACGGTAAAGTTCCGCACCTAGAATCTTCGGAAAATCGTTATCAATGAACACTTTGTTTTATCCTCCAGTTCTCGGGGAATGTTTTTACAGGGTGAAAGATTCAGACATTATATGTCTTATCTAACATGATTTTAACAGCTTGTAATTTATTCATTACAAGCTGATGTATTACTCCATTACAAACAGTTTGTTTGCAACAGTTTGAGGTTGTGCTTGATTCAAAATGCGCCAAGCATTTTGTGGATCACGTGTCATTGTGTCGTTAAATTCACCCCAGAAATTACCAGGGGCTTGAGGAGCAGCAGCAGCAGGAGGTGCAGGGAACTGACCTACTTGTGCATAACCAGCAGGCTGAGTGGGATAACCACGAGTAGCTAGTTGCTCTTCATTTTCGTACACAGGATAAGGACCTTCAGGACCGAAGAACTTAAGTGTGTAGTCGCTGAGTACATCAGGGTTAGTCAGAATCTCGTTATAAGCGAGGTTCTCCTGGTGCTCATTAACGGCAAAGTTGGCGTAACCGGTAATGCAGTTAGCTGCGCGGTTTCCCCATGCGACGGCGCTGTCCACCATTGCTTCCAGGTTTAGCGCGTAGTTGTTCAGGACTGCTGGCGCTTCCATCCCGAACGCGTCCAGAACCTGACGAGTCTCGTTGCTCAGATTGTAGTAATCTGCTACCGCCGTATTTATCGCCTGTTGATCCTGAACCGCCGAGGATGCCGTCGAGGAGGTTGGGGAAGAGTTGGGCAAGTAAGCCTGGTTGGCTTGCCAAGTCTGCGGAGCCGATTGTTGCGTAGCTTGGCTGTACGGAATTCCGTAATTGGCCGGGGTATACTGAGGTGCCGCTTGAGAGGGTTGACCCTGGAACGGGGATTGGACTGGTGCGCTCAGTAGCCCCACTACCTTGTTGAACGCCGACTCCCATGGGTTGCCCTGAGGTGCCGCCGGTTGGGATTGGGGGGCGTATTGAGTAGGGCTTGATTGGTAACTGGGGTTCGCCTGAGGTACCGCTTGGGGGTAGCTCGTACCCACTTGATAAGCCTGAGGTGCTGCCTGGTAGCTGACCGGAGCTGCTTGTGGTGCTGCCACCACGTAGTTGCTCGGAGCGACGGCTGCTGGTACTTGGCTCATCTGTGGGATCGATTGGACGGTAGCGTCCTGCATAACTCATCTCCTTTTGTAATGCTTCTAATGTACGATACAGATATGGAGTTAGATCCAATCTTGGATCCGCAGCCATCGGTAAGTCCGGTGATTGCGGGTGAGGAGTCTGCATCATACCCCCCACCAGGCGAGAGAATTGAGAGTATGCACTCTGTAATTCATTCACCATCCTGAACGGGAACCCAGATAACATCTCGGCCCGCTCCTCTTCCGTTTTTGAGGGGAAGAGGTATTTCAGTGCTTCAATGCTATCAACACCTAATTCCTGTAGGTTCCTAACAACAATTGAGTTGTTAAGAATATCTTGTGTTGAGTCTTCATAAACAGGACCCAGCCAACGCCATTGGAGCGTCACATCTCCATCTGGAATTAGTCCTAATACACCAGGTGGTATTTGTTGAGTCTTAAGACAAGCCATCATTATCTTTTTGACTTGGTCCTCAAACATACCCATAGCTTCGTTATATGCTGCTGTGTCTTCATCAGTAGCTTGCTCGGGAAGTTCCAAGGGTCTTTCGATTCCTGCAGCCGCTGCTAATGTGTTACGGAATAAAGTTTCTTCTTGGAATAAGATAAGTTCTAGACAACGACATATTCCATATGTGTAAATAGCAGTTGCCTTCTTCTTTGCAGTGGCAGATACTCTACCAAATAACGATTTATATTCTGTTGCAGTTACACCTGCAGATATAGATAGTTCGTCTACACCACCAAGAGATGTACGTATCTCTTCTCGATATTGACGTGCAAAAGAATTTTGATCTCCTGTGATTGCATCTGGAACAATGTAACCAACACGATCGTTAGGTTCAAGGTTTGCAATGATGCGTGGTACGCGAAGCTGACCATCGATACCGCGATAGATAGGATCAGATTTAAACTGAGATCTACTTAAGGGTCCTGCACCACCAAAGCCTGAGTTTGCTGCAATAGAAGGACGTTGCACAGTAGCGGTGTCACTACTCGATTCCATTAGGTCCGTTTTAGGACGAGAAGAAAGTAGGGTTGGGCTACCAAAGAAAGTAACATTCTTCCGCATGGTGCGCACCAAGTCATCATGCGTGCATATATGGTTGGCTAAGGCGTCAAATTCACCAACACCTTCCATTGAAAAACCTTTGGTATTGTTAAAGATTTCAACACAAGGAATAAAGCCAAGCGTATTTTTAAGTGTGGTGGTACGCCCAGAGTTCATTTGATAGTTAGTATCAAATGAAAGTTCTGCCTCCGAGTGTGTCTCTTCTATTGTCTTACGTTTAATTGAAAGACGAATATAACGTTTAACTCCGCCTTGTCCCATGGAAGCAGGACCTGTTACATCAGAAGATACAATGTCTTGTTGAAAGCCAAAACCTTGACGTATCTTGTAGCTATAGATAATTACAACTTCGTCTAACTCACCGTCAATGTTGTAGAAACTCCTATACTCATTACGTCTAAAGAAATAAAGGCGATAATTGTTTTCTGTAGGACGTATGTAAAAAAGACCTTGTCCATCACATAGGAAGTAGTCCCAGATGGAGTCTAGGCGTGTGTCTATTTGATTGAATTTAATTACACGGTCGATAAAGTCTTTGCGTTGATTACCAAAGTTATCTTGAGCTGGAAAGAATTCAACACCCTGGCGGATGCCAAACAACTTCATCTGTGCTAAGTGGGACGCGACAATGCCGGTATCAACGGAAGCTCCTCCATCCTTCTCGATGTAGGAATCAACAATCTCTTTAAGCCGGGCTTTAGCGTCCATTAATTATTACCTTTGTTAAATGCTAGCAGATTCAAGAGACATATTTATTAATAAATCCGTTTGGTAAAGAAGATTGATTTTCGCGAAGCTGCGCTAATATCTGTTCCATACCATCAGAATCTTCAGTAAAATCTTGAGCAAGAGGAGTAGATCCCTTTGGACGCACATTAGCAGGGCCTGCTGCACCACGATTAGGTAAGATTCCCCCTTGTCCGCCAAACGCGTCAGGATAGTATTTAACGGGTGTACTAGGACCTTGATTTTGTGCTTGTAACTGATCAGTAAAACCAGCAAAATTACCTGGCTGACCTGGATTCATTTGTGCTGTTGCACCGGCAAGGTTACTAGAACCAAAAGGTGATCCGGCTAAAGGAAGTTGTGGACCACCACTAGGAGTAATCCCACGGCGTTTCATTTCGTCAAGTAACTGTTGATTATTTGGAGTGCTCTGTAGAAGACGTCGTATCTGTTCTTCTGAACGGCCACCTAAAGCACCTGGACCTTTATTCACATCAAAACTAGGGTTACCAGCAAGGAAGCTATTAGCTGTACCACCTATATTTCCAACCGCTCCAGGGACGTTGCGTTCTCCGCCATAATAACCAGCCATAATCTAACTACTTACTTTTGTGTATTCTACTCTTCTATAACCTCATAACCGCTTGAGTCATTTACTTTGCTTAGAACGATGCCGTTACTACGTACATCCCAACTAAGCACATCATCCTCCTTCCAGCCCAACTCGTCGATTACTTCCTCTGGAAGCGTGATGAAACAATCACCGTTTTCATCTTCTTGAACTTCAAGTACGTAGCTCATTTTGCTAAAAGCTTTTCAATTAGCTTATCAAGCTTATTGTTAATCTGTCTAAAATTACTATGCATTTCTGTAATCTCGTGTAAGAAATCAACCTTTAATACGTAATCCATTGGTAAACGCTTTACTTCATCTTCTAGATTGTCGATCCTACGTCTCTGTGTGTTGATGTGTTCCACGCCTTGTTGGATCCTCTCCGTTTGACGGGACAACAGTTTATTAGCCACCCAGGAACCACCTGTGATCGCTGAAATGACCGCAGTCAAAAAGATGGCAGCGTATTCCGGACCCAAGGTGTTAGATTTCTTTCCTTTAGTTTACAATAAAAAACCCGACCGTGTTAGCAGTCGGGTCGATAATTTTATTTTAAATTTAGCTTAAGGCCGGAGCCTTTAGTGCCACGAGAACAGACTCAGTTGTTGCAAGGTCAAGAGGAAAGTTATGTGCATTACGCTCATGCATAACCTCGAAGCCTAAGCCAGCTCTGTTGAGAATATCAGCCCAAGTAGGCACCACGCGATTCTGACTATCAACAATAGATTGGTTGAAGTTAAAACCATTTAAGTTAAATGCCATGGTTGATACACCAAGTGCAGCAAACCATATACCAATCACAGGCCAAGCGGCAAGAAAGAAATGAAGACTACGACTATTGTTAAAGCTGGCATACTGGAAAATAAGTCTTCCAAAATAGCCGTGTGCTGCAACGATGTTGTAGGTCTCTTCTTCTTGACCAAACTTGTAGCCATAGTTTTGAGATACGTTTTCAGTCGTCTCGCGTACCAATGAGGATGTGACGAGAGAACCGTGCATAGCACTGAATAATGATCCACCAAAAACACCAGCTACACCCAACATGTGAAAAGGGTGCATAAGGATGTTGTGTTCGGCCTGAAACACAAACATGTAGTTGAAGGTTCCCGATATACCCAGGGGCATTGCATCAGAAAACGAACCTTGACCAAAGGGATACACAAGGAACACTGCAGTTGCTGCAGCTACTGGTGCGGAGTACGCGACACAGATCCAGGGGCGCATCCCTAATCTATAACTAAGTTCCCACTCTCGTCCCATGTAAGCAAAGATGCCAATGAGGAAGTGGAAGATGATGAGCTGAAAGGGGCCCCCGTTGTAGAGCCACTCGTCAAGCGAAGAAGCTTCCCAAATTGGGTAGAAATGTAAGCCGATTGCATTGCTGCTTGGCACAACGGCTCCGCTGATGATGTTGTTTCCGTATAGGAGGGATCCAGCAACAGGTTCACGAATGCCATCGATGTCAACGGGTGGAGCAGCAATAAAAGCGATGATAAAACAAATGGTGGCGGCCAGTAGGCAAGGGATCATAAGTACACCAAACCAACCGACATAAAGACGATTTTCGGTGCCTGTAACCCACTCACAAAACTGATCCCACCCAGCCACGCCAGAACGTGGGGCAAGAGTAGAAACCATGAGGACGTTAAGAAACATGTAGATATGTGAGGAATTCCTCACATTTTTATTCTATACGTTAAGATCTACTGCTGTAACTAATCTTTGTAATTTTATAAAATCTTTAGAATTAAAAATCTAGGTGTAATTGACCTTTCCGTGCTAGACCGTTTACTAACCACACAAGGGCATCCGCGCAATCATCATGACTACTTACGCCGAAGTTCGTGAGTTCCTCGAAGAGATTTGTGAAGTTCCTAAACCGATTAAAGATTATTTTTCTATCTTCAAACATGCCCATAATGCCGCGAAACCTTGCAAGCTTGTCTGCACGGAAACCTTTGACGGGATGCCACAAAATATTGTAGAGACCTTCTTGATTTAAACAAACTCTTTTGAAGTCTGCTTCCAGGGATGCCTGGTACTGTACAGCTTCAGACCATATGTCAACTGTTGCAAAAGTCGGGAAGTAATTATTGTTTTCATCTTTACCAAGAATAGACCAATCGTTAAGAAGTTCTTTAAGTACGTCAAGTTTTTCTAGATTTCCCATGACTCGTATTCGTCTGTAATCAATAATATGAATCTGATCGCCGATACGTCCACCTAGTACCATAACGGTGTAATCATTCTTTTCTTTGACGCCAGCAGATAGGTCAACACCAACGCCAAGAGTATCAAACTCCGTTGCAATTTCTGCTTTAACTATTAGTTCTGGTGCCAAGGAAAGTTCGTTTTGTCTAACGATTTGATTCATGTATTGAAAAGAGAAGGCAATAGGTGCCTGTCGTTTCTTTTCCTTTAGGTATTCCAAAGACCACATTGCAGGCCAGTAGGATTCTTCTTCTCCTGTTATGCGATTGTTCTTAATTGCAGGAAGAACAATCTGCATCCAATTATTTTGTTCATTAAAAGTTGTCGCATGAATGTCATCATGTCGGAAGCGTGTACCAAGACATATTGCTCGTGCGCCTTCAAACATAGTAGGTGCGATCACAGCATTCCAGTTCTCTTGCATTTGTTTTCTAATGTCTGGATTTGAGATATCTGCCGAACTTTTTATGGCGTCATCTATCATTACTAAATGAGATCGCTTGGAGGTAACTGAACCCTTAAGTCCTGCAGCACAGAGTGTAAACTGTTCATCACCAGTTGTGTCAATACCCGCAAAGCGATGATCTATTGACCAGTATTCATTACTAGTTACGTTCTTCATTAGACGTACAGTAGGAAAAACTTCTTGGTATCGTTTACTTTCAATGATGCGTTTGATGGTAGCACTTTTGGATCGTGCAATATCAACTGTGTATGACAAGTAAAGAATCTGTAGAGGACGTTTAGCTTTAGTGTGAATACCAATAGCCCATGCCGTAAGCAAGCCCAAGACTGTGCTTTTGGCCGAATTTTTACTGACGATATAATCTTTTGTTAAGAATGTATGACACTCATCCTGAACCTCTATGCAACGTACCTTCTCTTCAAACGAAGGTTTAATATCTACAATGCCACGGCAAGGAAGGTATTTAGTACAAGGAGCATACCTCAGTGCTTTACGCTCCAGGAAGAACGGTCTAATCTCAGGGTGTAATTTTATTCCTACTTTGTAAGACGGTGTTGTTGTACGGGTTTTTACTCCGTTGGGCAAGGTATAAGAATTGAACTGTGCAATACGTCTAGTTGCAATACCTCCTAATGATTGAACTAGTTCAATAATGTTATCTACAAGTTGCTGAGATGTAGTACAAAAAGAAACAGAACCAGAACTAGATACCGTACCGTCCGTATCGAGTAAACCTTGTAGCAACGCCTCACGATCAGCAACAGAAGAAAATAAGTATTCTTTTGGAATAAATTTTGATACTGATGTTTTTCCGTACAAGCCAAGCTTTTCAAGATTTCTTTTTACAGGATTTGGTGTCCCACAAAAAAGACTGCCTTTAACATGCGAAATACGATAATCGTACTTAGAAGATTTCTTGAACGTGTAGTCTTTAGGTAAAAGTTGAGCGCAACGTTCAATCAATTCTGGATCAGCGCTAGTTATTGTTAGG